GAGAAATTATTAACCCGATTGGGTTTGCCTTACTTGCCAAATTAAAGGCTTTCATTGCCTTTGTCGCCCCTCCTATACCTCGCGATAAAGCAACTTTTGCAATTCTTAATAATCTAACCGTTGCGGTGTATGCCTTTGTTGCTACATTTATAGCGGTTGTAACAGCCTTATAAGTTACGAACGCAACAACTAAAGAAGCAACAATTTTAACAACGCTTATAAACGCCTTTGCATATTTCCTAACCGTCTTTTCGTGAGCGGTCATTTCGCTATTTAGCTTTTCAGTCCCCGTAAGCAACGATAATATTTCCGTAGCCACTTCCACCAAATTTCTTAGAAGTCGGCTAAAAGCACCGTTCCCGTCCTCAAGGGAAAGGATAAATCCCTCCCAAGCCGAGTTCAATATTGTTGTCGCTCCCGCTAAATTGTCTAATTGGGTGTCCGCCATTTTTTGGGCTGTTCCCCCCGCTTGTTCTAATTCAGCATTTAATGCTAAAACATCGTCCGCCCCGTCTAAGAAAGTTGAAAATGCGGCTACGCTTCTTTTGTCAGTTAATTCAAGGGCTTCGCCTAAATCTATTCCCTCACTTTTTAATTGCTTTAATCCCTTAACTAAACTTGGTAAATCCGTTACGGGTTCTTTCAAACTCTTTGCAAGTTTTCCGTTACTATCCGCTAAGTTTAAAAGTATATTTCTTGTCGCGGTTGCTGATGAACTCGCATCGAATCCCGCGTTTGATAATTGCCCTAATAATGCGGTTGTCCCCTCTACCGAAAATCCAAATGAATTTGCAACGGGTGCAATAGTACTCATAGCGTTGTTCAACTTGGCAAAATCTAAAGCACTTGCCGAAGTGGATTTAGCTAATACATCATTAACTCTACCCGCTTGACTTGCATCAAGCCCGAACGCTTTTAAGGTCGCTCCCGTTAAAGATGCGGTTTCCTCTAACCCGCTACCCATCGCGGAACTTGCATTTAGGGTGCTTTCTGTCATTAATAATATGTCCTCTGTTGGGAATCCCAAACGGGCAAAAGAAGTTTGTAGGCTCGTAACTTCGGACGCTGTAAATGCTGTTATTGCTCCAAGCCTTTTAGCATCATCGCTAAGCAAAACCATTTCCGCATCTGTCCCGTCTAATACCGCTTTTAATCCGCTATTGGCTTTTTCAAAACTTGAAAATATACCAATGGTTGAACTCATAATTCTACCTAACCCCGCAATCCCCGCACCTATTCCGAGTACTCCCAAACCGCCTTTTAAAATACCTCCAACCCTACTCCACGCGGATGCATAATTACCAACATTTCTTTGGCTTTGTCCAACTGTTTTATCAACGCCTTTTAACTTAGTATCTAACTTTTGTATTTCCGCTCTTAATTGTTGAGATTTTTTTGTAGTATCCCCCTCCGAAAGTGCTAAGTCTTTATACTCTTTCCTAAGTCTATTTAGCCTTGCCGAAAGATTAGTATAAGCCCCTAATGATTTAGTTGTTTCCCTTATATTATCTTTATTGGCTTGGTTTTGTTTTCTTATTTCTTCCGTTAATTTTACGTTGTCCTTAACCGCTGATGAACTCGAAATTTTTAACCTATTTTCTAATTTCAATTTTTGTTCTCGGATAATGCTTGTTTGTTTCTCCGCTGTATTTAAACTTTCGGTTGCTGTCTTTGTAGCTTGGATAGATTTAAGGCTTGTATTATCTTGGTTATTTAATACCTTTTGTTGTTGGGTAGCAATGCTAACTAAAGATTTTTCTAAGGAATCTAATTCCTTTATTAGAATCCTAACATCTTCTTGGGTTTTTTTAAATAAATCCGCCCCGAATAAATCCCTATTTTCAATTCTTTTTGCCATCGCTTATTGCATTATTAATATAAGAATAATATTCCGAAACCGTCAATTCTCTTGCTGTTAATTTGAAGCCATAATATTTACTCATCTTGGCTAATACGCTATTCAATTCAATCGGCTCTGTTATATCAACTCCTAACAATCTAATTTTTTCTTTCTCAATTTTAATCAATGTCTTTAAATATCTTTGCCCCGTAATAATATAATCCGCTTGTAAATTAGCTAATTTTATTTCCGCTCTTAGGTCTGCCATAAATTCATCTGACAATCCAAATAACGTAATATATTCATTATAAATATTATTCCAAATCTCACTTAATTGAAAAGCTATTTTATCCGTAAATGGAATATCGCGTTTCATTAGCGTTGTGTAATTACCCGTCTTATGTATCTCAAACCAAATCTTAATTGGCAAGTCGTCAATCGTTGTGTAACAATTATGCAACCCTAAGTTTCTGTCTGACTTTTTCTTGAATAGCATTTTTATAAAATTCAATTATGATTTGTAAATTCTGTTGATTTAATCCAAGTATGTCGTTTCCAAATTCCTCAAATAAATCTGTGTTTCCCGCTCCGCCCTCTAACCCTTTTTTAAATCCGTCCGCCTCTATTGTGAAACCCCCACTAAATGGAATAACTTGGAAACTCATATAAAAGTCCCCCGTATCTTTTAAAGTAATTCTATCCGTTGGTTGTCCCTTTTCTTGTTTTAACTGTTTTGTAAATGGGGTATATTCTCCACCTATTGCAATCGTCTTTCCACTCAATTTTTTACCAAAACTATCTTCCCCTAATTCGTATAATTGTGATGTTGGGCTACCCTCCGTATTCAAAGAAATTACTAAAGTCTTAAACAAATTATTACGGGTAATTTCCAACGCGATTGCATCAATATTCAACTTTAAAATTGAATTTAATAAGAGCCTTAACGGTTGAAAAAACTTAGCCATTTATTCCTTTTTTTCCTTTTTTGCAAAATTTGCAACAATTTTTTTTCCCCTCTGTATCCCTTGCTGTCATAGGCGACCTTACATCTTTTTATTTTGATAGTACGGTAGCTTAAAGGGGTGTTAGTTCCTTAGAGTGCATTAAAACGCAAAATAAGGGCATATCAATTATTTAGTTTTTAACCCCAAAATAGGGCTTATTTTACCCAAAAAAGGGGGGCGATTAGACCCCCCTATGTAGTTATTTTTACCTAAAATTATTTTGAATTTTTAGGCTTAGAAACTTTTTCAGATTTCAAAAATTGGGAAACTTCTTTCAAAACTTCTTTCATATTTTGTCCTCTTAAAGCACCCGTAAAAGTTTTTTCAAACTGCTCTTTAGTCATACTTTTTAAAGCACTACTATTGAAACTTGCTTTACCAAATACTAAAAGTTTATTATCTAAATCTAACTTCTTCATAATTTATTATAATGTTACTTGGAACGTTGTTAAATCATAAGATTTAAGTAACGGACTTACCGTAGGATTACTAACTTGAATTACATCTAAAAGCGTTTGAGGTGCAAACGTAAAAGTATAATAACCCGCTGTTATAATACTTTCAACTACTGAAATAATTACCAAAGGCAAAACAGTAGTATTATTAAATAAACTAAAGTCTAAAGCACCCATTCCCTCAGCGGGTATTGGACTTGTAACCCCTCCAAATGGAGTATTTAATTGTACCTCAAAAGATGATGTTGTTGTATTTTGCGGAGTTCCCGACAAAGATACATCAACCAACCCACCAACTCCTAAAAGATTAGCGGTAACATTAACCGCCTCAATCATTCTTAAATCTGAATCGTCCTCTAATTGAGAAATATCAAATTTGATTGTGTCCTTTTGTTTTGTTGTATCTGTCCCTTTAATTAAAGACGCGGAAAATGAATCGTCTTGCAATAAGATTGGGTCTAAAAATCCATCTCTTGTTTGCTTCCCGATTAGGTTACCACTCTTATCAATAAAGAATACACCTACCGTTAGACAACGCCAAGATTTAAGGTTACCCAATAATACGGGGTCGCCTTTAATTATCATTCCCTCAAAAGACCTTGCACCCTCTTGAATAAAAACCGAACTTGAATCTTCAAATTCTTCTACTATATCATCGCTTCTTTCATCGGTGATATTTTTTAATTCGGGGGTTGGATACCACCGAGTTCTTGGGTTTACGTCTTTTATTCTCGCATCTAAAAACGCTTGGTCTAAAGTAGTTCCACCCGCTAATAAAGACAAATCAATACCATTGATTGCCCCCGCTGTGTTAAAATATTCTACTAAGATAGCTTGTTTAGTTACATCAAAAACGCCATAACAAGACGGTAAACCCGTATTGCCTCCGCCCGTATTACATTTACATAGTGCCATAGCTCTAAAATTTTTTAATTAATTATTAATTTAACATTTACATTTATTTTCACAACTTAAATCTTCTCGAATGTCAGCAAAAAGTCTTAATTCTATTCCCGAAAGGTTACAATCAAATATACTACTTTCTTGTTGTCCCTCTTGAGATAAGTTTATCAAAGGTAAGCAATCGTAATCTAAATTTTCTGCAAACCTTTTATTATTCTCAATTTTTTTTATAAATAAATCTACCATTTGTTGCATAGGGTCTATTACATAAAGGTAGTGTTCATCTGTTAGCCAATCTTTAAAGTTAGAGGAATTGAGGAAAAAAATTCTCAACTCGGTTTCCCTATCTATCATACTTTCGCTATCTGTATTTTTTCTGTCCCTTATAACTTCAAACAAATAAACGAAAGGAACTAACTGTTGTTTATCATTAACCGCATCCACTTCGTTTTGTGCCATCTTTAAAGTTCCGTGTATGTAATTTGGAACGGTTAAAGGAAAGGTTGAGGGTGCTATCGGTAGTCCGCCACCGTCTAAAGGCTTTACGGTTATGCTAACATTTATATCGAACGATATTACTTCATACAGTTTACCCGCAATAGTAACCTTGTCTTTAATTGATAGCCACCAAGTACA